CAATATATCTTCTTCTGTTCTTCCTTCTAAGTCTTTAGCTATCCGCTCATATCCCCCGAAAGGGTTTTCGTCTGAGTGTAGGTACACCACTTGAGCATCTCTCTTCGGGCTATATTGTTTTACTGGTAATGGTTTGTTTAACAACTGAGCTTCCCTAGTCTCTATAGTTTCTACTCCTTGCAAGTATTCATTTATAAATGGAGTGTACCCATCAATAGGTGTGAACCCAATTAACATCTTAGAATCCCTTGTTGCTAAACGAAACCTTAGAGTATCTACCAATGTAGAATCCCCTAGATATTCATCAAGCCATGCCCCAATGTTTGTCTCAGAGTTCTTCTTGAAGCCAAACTCAAATCCCTCAAGGATTGTTTGGTTATTCGTAAACTGTGTATAAGTCTTGAAGTCCACCCTAGTCCTAGTGTCAGGGAAGATAAAGCTACTACCAGTAAATCCATTTTGCATAGAGAAGTTGATGTATCCTTCTATACTCTTAGTTTTTTTGCGGAACTCCTTTGGCATCATCTCCCACACCGAAGCTTGCTGAACCTTAACAGATGTATCCGCATTCTGTGAGAAGCACACAATATGCCCTCCCTCATTTTCGGTTACTGCCTTCATAACTAATTTAGCACAACCGGTTGTCTTGCCTGATCTATTACCGCCAAGAGTTAGGCATTCGTTATAATCTCTTAGCCCCTCTCTCATCCTTTCCCATCCAGCTAAATTAAACCCATAGTTTAGCGGGTCTTCTACACTGGCTTTTATTCTGCCCTCATGAGCCTTATGTAAGTCAGCCAATAACCTTGGGTCTTCTTCCCCAAGCATTACTATCTCTTCATCAGTAGGGGGCTTGAGTATCGGATGATTTGTAAACTTAATCTCCATCGTCTTCTTTATCCTCTTCTTCCCAAATGATATCTAAGATGTCTGTCTTGCCTTCCATATCTAGCCTAGTCTCATTGATAAGCATTCTACCTACCTTGTGGTTGTTGTAATCATAGAACAAGTCCCCATCGTCATCCATTACAATGAACATATAGTTACTAAAGTGTTCGCCTAGATTGCCACGAACCTTGTCAAACAAGTCATCATAGTCCTCAGTTATCGCCATCTATATCTATTACCTCCGCTTTCTTTATCTTATTTAATCTATCCTTGGCTGCCTTTAAAGTCTCTTCGTAATCTTCTTGGGTATACACTTTGCGGTCTTCTGTTATTTGGGTGGCTTCACCCCTAGCTGTTAGTGCTTCCCTAATTGAATTAGCCTTCGCTATGCTCAGTTCCTTCAAGTCCCGGAATGTTGGCTCAAGGTCTCCGCTATCCATTCTGCCCCTCACCTTCTCAATCAAGTCCTCCTCTAGGCTACTCATGTTCATATAGTTCTTCGCGGCTATCTGCCCTGATAGTTCTTTGAACTTACCAAAGTGGTCAGCATAATCCGTCAGAACACTGATGACCCCATCTCTGTCAAAACCATACTTCCTTATTAACCTAGTCTGACTTGTCCCCGTTGAGTAAAGATATATTATCTTGGCTACCTTTTCCGGATCATACCTACTGAGGCTCTTTACCTTCAGCGCTTCCTTCTTGGAAGCTATCTCAGATATAGACTTCTGTATCTCTTTGAATAACTCCTCTTTTTCCATATTTGAGATATTGACAACAATTTACTTGACAGTCAATGTTATAATTACATATACTTAATAGCGGTATACATAATGATGTCTCTTGATCATCATCGGAGTTTGTTCAGTAACTACACTCCCACCAAGGGAGGGTGTACTTAAGTATACATCATAAGTGGTATATAGGCCTATGAGTCCTGTATTTTTTTAGACCCCAGTTTATGATATATGACAAACCTCCCCAGTTGCCGGTTGCACCCCCTCCCCCCGCCTGACTGTTATTAGGATGGCTCGCAATGCTGATACCTATGCGGGTTCGTAGCCAGCATCGGCCCCAGAGTTTCACCTGATGACACCAGCTGCGACCCAGCAGCGACCAGCCGGCACCAGCTCGGCCCCACGATGGCCACCACAGGGCCACAACATGAGCAGAGTTTTTCTTTTACATAACTCAAATGGATTAAGGCGGAGGTCTCTAGCCTTGGCAAGTGGTCGCCCTATTTAAGTAGGTAGGAAAAGAAGGGGATAAAAACAAATCCAGAAACAACTTGTAATAAGTGTTGACAACTTACAGATAATACAACAAAGTAAGAGGCATAGTAATTAAGCTATATTAAACCACTATAAAACCTTATGGAAATACACACAACGAAAACGGAAATGATGCACAGCTCAGAGGGCTTTGAAGGAGACTTCGCGGACTGCAAGAGCTATGTAGGCATGGCAAACTATTCAGAAACCCCTTACAAAGTAGATGGTGAATACTATTGCTATTGTGTAGGGCTTTACACTTATGGGAGAAATTATTGCAATGAATGGGTTTCAGAAGCACCCCATTTGTTTTTGACTGAAGAAGAAGCTTATGAATTCTTTTCAAGCCTTTGCAGATGCTTTAACACAGTTGAGGAGATTGTTTAATATGAGTAACCTCATTACACCGAAGCAAGCCTTACATCAATCCTCTTGGCAAATTATTGCCGAGAGGTTTGACCTCGATGACATTAGCACAGTCAAGAACCTATTGCACGAAGCTCACCAAGTTATTTTAGAACAAGATATGCTTGTAATGACTCAGACTATATTAATTAAAAAATTGGAATTAGAAACAAATAAAATAAAACTATAAAAATTATGATAAAAACAAAATTCAAAAACAACCCTTATGCCTCAGTTAGTGGAACTTGCTTGCAAGGTTACATAAGAGAGGACTTTCACAACTTAGTCAAAATATTTGGCGATCCAACTGACGGAGATGGCTACAAAGTAGATGCCGAATGGATCATTGAATATAAATGCGGAGATCAAACCAAGGTTGCAACGATCTACAACTATAAGAATGGCAGAAACTATAACGGAGACTCAGCCCCGAAAAGGCAAAACATATTCGATTGGAATATTGGCGGACATTCTCAAGAAGCTTACTTCACAATACAGAAGATATTAACGGACGAGAACGAATGGTGATTTAATTAATCTAGTTTAAAGATTAATAAGGCTTACCGCCTTGGGGCGGTGGGTCGACTTTAGTTTTTAACTGACAATATAAACAAAATAAATAAATATGAAAACAGAAATAAATAAAAATTACTGCTCTTATTCGGGCGAAGATATAAGTTCTGATAAAGATGTCTCTATCTTAATTTGGGAAACTATCATCTCAAAAGACAAATTAAAGGAAGAACTCAAATATCTTAAGGGATTATCGTTCAATTTGGATTTAGTCCACATTAACGAGGATTTAAATCAAATTCATTTGGAAACTGTAATCACTTCGTGGGCAAGTGCTAATATAGAAGATAAACTGCACGATCGTGGGTGGCATCACGACGAAGATTAAGGGGGATTTAATCCAACTCAGTCGAAGCCCTCAGAAATGGGGGCTTTTTTATTGCCCGAAGTTATCAGGAAAATTAAAAATAATTTCCCCCATTTTCTTGCCCTCAGAAAGAACCACACCTTCGCTCAGTTCTTTTGTTTTGGGTTTTTCTTCTCTGTATAAATTTAAAGCCTCAAAATTGAGCTTCCCTCTTCCAGTTGTTTGGTCAAAATAATTGGTTGTGTCCATGTCCACCGCCTTACCCTTTTTGCCATAAGGGTTTTTGTGTTTCAATTCCATGGAGGCTTCATAATAATTCCCGCGATCTAGCGCATCAATAAAGCTTGGCATTCTTCTAGGAAGGTTGCCGCCAACATTGTAAAACATATCAACTGCCACTCTCCTGACATCATACGGCCTTGAATCAAAATCCTTAATAGCATTCCGGGCATATTTAATTCCTAACTCAATGTTATATTTAACCGCCCTCTTGTTGATATCAAGATCAATTGGCCTAGCCCCAGACAACATATCACTGAAAGCATCCTCGCCAACCAAGTCCTTCAGAAACTTAATGTTGTGGGCGCCGCCATGTTTGGCATCAATATTAATTCCGTTCCCGATGGTCTTAACTAATTTAGTTGTTTCAGTTTTCTTGTCATAGACTGGATCATCATAAACAAAATAGGCTCTGCCTTTACGGCCTTTGCCTTCCTTCCATTTGACATCACTCATTGTATCATCAATAAGCTGCTGGGTTTCCTTCAGGGCAACTGATCTCTTGTCGAGTTCGGCTGCTCTCTTTTGTTCAAATTCTTTTGTGGTTGCCATAAGTTCATTATAACAAAGCAGTAAACATAAAATAAAAAATGTATTGACAAGGTATTTCATAGGCTTGTATACATAATTATGTTTTCAATATTGAGAACACAAGTTTATTTTTTTTATATAAAAAAATGCACATAATCACACTAACACTTAAGTATACAAAACCTTATGAAAGAATATATAGTAAAAGAAGATTGCCCGGAGTGTAATGGCCAAGGCTCTTGGGACTTGTCTCGTGGCTACGAGTATAAGAACTGCGAATCATGTGAGGGCAGCGGAGATGTTGAAGTAACCCTGACAGAGTTCTTTGTTACAGAGAAATACATAGTCAAAGCTAAGACTGTTGACGATGTTGATGAAATGATTGCGGCTGATTGCTTTGATGGAAACTTCATTAAAATGGTAAACATAAAAATACAACCCAACTTCTAATATGGACGATGAAATAAAAAAGAACTTATTTGCATTCATTGTAATACTGTTCATAGCCTTGTCTTGGTATCTTTGTTTTCAAACATAAGGCTCTTGACAGACTTTCCAAAGTGAGTCATAGGATTAGTCCATGGCTCATTTTTATGATTGCTCTAACCCCAAATCTCTGGAGCTAAAAAAAGAGATTACTACACCATCCCAAGCCACAAAAGCTGGGAAGCGAATCTATCCAAGTGTTACAACCATCATTGGTTCAACAGTAAAAGACCCATTCCTTGATTCAGTATGGAAGCCGCGATCTATGGTTGAGTTCGCTCGAATGCCCGAGCATAATCATAAAAGCTGGAAAGATTTAGAGCGCTTATGCTATGGTGAAAGGCTTTGTCCTGAGACAAACGAGATGATCCCAAGCTCAGAGTTTGGAACAAGGGTTCACAACTGTGCTGAGAAACTGCTTCAAGCTAGTCATCAAGGGGTTTACTACGAAGAGGACGAGTGGTATGATCCTTATGCGCAACCATTCATAGATTGGGTAGAAGAGAAGGGCCATAAGCTGGTAGCAACTGAGTACATGATATCAGACAATACCATTAAGACTTGTGGTAGTGTTGATGTAATACTGCGGCACTCAGAAACAGATGAGTTATTTTTAGCTGACTACAAGTGTAGAAAGAGAAAACAATTTTACGACAAAGACCTTTGGCAGCTAGCTATTGAGTCCGATATGCTTAGGCGCAAAGGTAAATTAAGCTATTTGCCACAATGTATATCAGTTTGTGTTGACATAAGCACAAAAAAACATCATCACAAGGTATGGAGTGAAGATCAAGTTAAGGAAGCCATTCAAATATTTAAGTGGTTGAGCAAACTTTATTGGAAACTTCGTATGAAAGGATAACTAAAATATTAACTATAAAACTTATGAAAAATTATGTGGATACTACCAAAACAATTACACACCTTAGCCTCTGTACGGGTTATGAAGGAATCGGAAGAGGACTCAGAGCAGTTCTGCCAAATGTCAGAGAAGTCGCTTATGTGGAGATCGAAGCCTTCGCTATTGCGAACT